GCTAATAGCACGTTCAATTCGTCCTCGAGACTGTGCATTTCAGCGGACAATTGTTTGTGTGCGGTGAGTGCCGCGTCGTCGTCTGCGAGAGCTTTCTGATACTCTTTGTCTGTAGAGACCCACATTCCCAGCGCACGTTCTCGGGATTTTTCGTTTGATCCGAGCGCTTTTTCTCCGAGTTCGCATTGGTTGTCGATTAGCAATTGTTCTGACCGCCAGCGGGCGAGTAGAGTAGCACGAGCCGCATGTGCGGCGGCTAGATCGGCCTTTACGGCAGCTTCACGAGCTGCGCGCAATTTCCGAACGAGTTGTAATGCTCGCAATCCGACACTCAATTTGTTCGATATATCGTCTATATCGAAATCGGGAAGCGGGTTATCGGCGGTGTGAGCGGGTGATGCATTCAACGTATCCATGTAAACCCCCTAGATCAAATTCGGCGGCGCGTTCTCCGCCGTGCGTTCAGCAATTTTTGTGGCGATATGTTGTTTGAGTTCGTCAATTGTTCCTGGCCAGTCGCGGAGGCTGTCGATATTGAGCAATTTGTGTATGTCGATGTTACTGAGACTCTGCGACCTGGCCCAAGCCCAGAATGCGGCGCGGCGCTGCGGGTCGTCTGCCCAATGTCGTTCTGCATCGACATCGGCGGTACTAACTGGTTGTGCATCAGGAATTGTCTCAATCTCGGTTTCATCGAGAAATCCTAGACCGCAAATTGAAAGTGTCACTCTCCGCTTTGCCTTCGTTTCGGCTTTCATCATTGCGTTTGCGAGCGCGTCGCCTTTCAACGATCCCACGGCCACGGCGCCGGTGCTCTCGTCGGCTCGTCCATCGGGTAGCACGGCGCGAGCGGTGACTACATACACGTCCTGGATCATTTCGCGCGCCGTGATTGTCAGTGCAACGTGATCACGGCGCCGTAGCTGCTCTGCGGCGTCGCGTTTGGCGTAGAGCGTCAGGCGAGCGTTCAATGTTATGTACTCAAACGGGCGGGTAAGCGGGTTGAGATCAAGGCTTTTGCACAGGTGCTGGTAGTATTCGAGCCGTTGCGCGCTCGAGAGTTTTGCCAGATCGCCCCCTACGAAAACCGCTTCTGCGGTTTGAGCAGAAATGCTCGGTTGCGTCTCGTAAACCGCGGGTGTTTCAGTCATTTTTAATTCTCCTCTCGATTTTTGATTCAACTCTATGCAATTTAGTACCCACGCCCTGCCGCGCCACGCCTCGCCGATTTGTACTAGCTACTGCGTTTGATTTCGAACATACCAAAATTACCGTCGCATTCGGGACGCCATTCGCCGATGCCAACGGCGAATCCAGCGAGCTCGAGCAGGTTGATAATCTGCTCTGCGCTCACAAATGCTGCGTTGTAGCGTACCTGAAACGTTATTTCCCAGCACTCGAACATCGCGCGGTATGCTAGAGTAGTTATGCCCCGGCCAATTACGGTTCGGTCGGTGCGCATCACGGGCGCACTACCGGAGATCGGTAATAGGTCTCCGAGAACGTGAAACGCCCCGCGTCCCTGCGTCATCGGAAACGTGTCTGCCCAGCGGCATGCCGACACGCAGGCTCGTTTAAATGCGACCGCGGGGAATCCGTAGCCCGTCCCGGCGGCGAGGTGGTACAACGAGTCTTGGAACTCCTGGTCCGGGTCGCGCGCCGGTCGTGCGCCACGGGCCACCTTTTCTTGTTTTCCGGCCATGCGGGACCGCTTTTCTTCAGAAAAGCGGTTACAAATGAGCGGTGTCACTCCATGCACGGTTATTTCTAGCGTTTGCAGGTTCAGTTCGTACAACACCGGTTCCGTATTCGATTTTGCCATGTTGCCCCCTCCCCCTGTTTTTTATGTATACTGCTCTGTCGTCAATTCCGGCATGGTGAAACTGCAGGTCTGGGCAGCCGTCACGCGCAGAGCAGTATACAACTGCTAGTTGCGCACTGTCCACGGCACCCACGTGCCGTTCGGCATTTGATGCCATTCGAGGACATCATTATGTAGTGTTACGTTAGGAAATTGCATCGCGGCGGTTGGAACCATACAGACGGGCATGAGCGCACGGAACACGATGCAGATAGCGGATTCTCCGAACGCAGTTTGTACGGGAAACGCTTTCACGGGTAGCGCGCCGAGGCAAACGTATGTCCAGTGAAGCGCCGACGCCAACTGCGTTGCTAGGTCTCTGCTCGGGTCGAGCAGAACGTATGTTTGATATCCCTGGTCGAACACGAAGCGGGCCTCATCGGCCGCTTTCATGAACCAATCTGTACTCTGCGCACGGACGGACATGCTGCTACTCTGCGCGAGTAACATTGATGCGACGAGAAACATCTGAATCACGACAGACAACAGACGCCTTGTAAACATAATGTTCTCCTTTACCTTTTCTTCCGGCCGGCTATGGCGTCATACGTCAGACCGACCGCGACGAGCACACAGAACGCGACGCACACGTTGAATAGCAGTTCGTTTGTCATAATCTGTCCTCCGGTTTGTCTGTGATCATACTGGCGAGTGCTAGTATGATCAGAAACACGGCGCACATGACACCTGCGTCGGCGAGCGTCATAGCACGATTAAACATTTTTTGCGACCGGTGCTGGTTGCAGTTTGAATTCGTGTACTCGTATGTACTCTAGTAGTGCGAGTTCCACGAGCTCGCTAACGGTGATATGTTGCAGTACGGCAAGCGCTTTTATACTAGTGTACACGTTATCGTCGAAATGCAACGACTTTACAGTTTTGTTATCCATATTACCCCTTTCTATAATTTGTCAAGTTCAAACACTTGACATTTCTTCCGGTGATGCTCGGCGCGAATCCTGGCTCTCGATACTCACCGTGAATCTGGTATGCCCACGCGCGGACGACACGGTCGTTGCGGACCTCGATGGCGTGTACGACCGGACGTGTGCCGCGGGCGACGTGACGATAGATTCCGTTTTCCATACCTTCTCCTTTACATATTATTTTTTAGGATGGTGATAACCCAGTCGGCGATTTCCTCGGCGGTGGCGGTATCTAGCCACTCCTGATGGAACGTCCCCGCGTCCCAATCGGCGTCGATAGTCTCCTCAACGTCGATTGCGCAGTCCTCGTATTGTGCATCGTGCACAATACGCACTACTCTATTGAATTTTTGTTCGTCGATCGTGAATCGTTTCATGGAACTCTCCTATGACCGGTATTCGGTGGTGACTACACTGCTCTGAACCAGAGCAGAGCCGGACGCAACATAACTGATATCTATGCACATATCAGCAATCTCATTCGCGACATTGCTGTTCAGCAATGCTGCGCAAGCGATATTGCGTTGAGAGCGACGGTTCTACTATATGTGCACCGGCAGAGAATGTGTCTCGGTCGTGCGTGTTGATGGTACCCGTGTGAAACGCCCTGATTCTGCTCTGCCCCGCGATGTTATTTTTATCGCGGGCATCTAATACGAACACTAGTTCTTCACCGCAGTTACGACACTTCATTTCAGTTTCCTTCTGCCCGCGTACTATCGCCCACGGGCGGGCGCTGGCGCTACTCGTTCGTATCATGCGGCGCCGCGTCGATCCAACCGCGGATGTACGCATTCGCGATGAACTGACGCGTTTTCGCATCATTGTCTTCTATTTCAACGTCCGTTACCTGTTCGACGCGGGCCTCGCACGGCCCGTTTTGTAGGATGCGTTTGTTGTCGTAATAGTCATCACGGCCCAAGCGGTACCAGTGCTGCTCTAACTCTTCCACAGCCACGCTCGACAATCGAGTCACCACGATGATTTCGCCGTCTTCATTTGTGTACATCTGAATCTCTCCTTTTGTTCTGCGCTCTGCGGGGCCTCTCACCCCCGCGCGTCCTCGCTGTCGAACCGAACACGAGCAGACGTACTAGATAGACGCTGCCCGTGTTTCATACTCATTCAGCGTGACCGCGCCATCGAACTTGAATCCACGTGGCCGGGGGACGTTGTCCGCTGCGCAGTCCATTCCTGAGATGTTCATTCGACATCCCACGCAGATCCATTCCTGCCGCGAATGGGAATATGTGTACACATGCACGTGCTGCCGCCCGTATCGAATGTACTTACCTGTCAGTTTCATTTCGTCCCTCCTTAACTGCATTTTTCTTACAATTATATTATACTATATTTCCATTAATTTGTCAATAGTTATTGGTAAACCAATTGTCAGGTTTTGGTTACAAAAACTCTTGACAAATAAACGATAATGGTGTATGCTGTGGATGTCGAAACATTGCGTTTCGGCGCCTCCTCTCGAGTGCCGTATCGCGGGGCTGGTACGGCACTCATCTATGGCTCGAGGTCGTTATGAATGACAGTGAGACGATCACGAATCTGTCGGGACTCAAACCTGATCCTCGCAATGCTCGTAAACATAATCCTCGCAACGTCGGCATGATCGAACGGGCATTGGGTGAAGTCGGTGCCGCACGCTCGATTGTGATCGATGAAAACGGTGTAGTTCTTGCTGGTAATGCCACGGTCGAGGCCGCAGCGGCGGCGGGTATAGAGCGCGTACAGGTAGTAGATGCCGACGGTGAGACTATCGTGGCTGTACGGCGGGCTGGACTGACGCAGGAACAGAAAACCAAACTAGCGCTATATGACAATCGCACGGCTGAACTGGCGGAATGGGATTCTGAGACGTTAGCAGGAATTGCAGATGAAATAGACCTCGCAAACGTTTTCACAAATGAAGAACTGCAAGACCTGCTCGCGCCGGAGGCGGATTTGTACTCGCTGCGGATCGAGGCTCCGATTTATGAACCTTCGGAACGCAAGCCGGCGGTCGCTGAATTGTATGATGATTCTCGAACGCAAACACTGATTGCACTGATTGACGCGTCTCCGGACGTGGCCGAGGACGTGAAAGCGTTTTTGCGGCTAGCTGCGCAGAGGCATACGGTATTGCGATTTAATCTGATTGCGGACTATTATGCTCACAGTCCAGCGGCGGTGCAACGGTTAATGGAGCAGAGCGCATTAGTCATCATTGATTTTGATAACGCGCTCGCCGATGGATTTGTGCGTTTGACGCGACAAATTATGGATCAAATGCGTGATGAATACGGCGATGACACAGACAAATGATTCGTTTGCGGTGTTCATTTTGTCGCATGGGCGCGCTGATCGCGTTTTGACATATGATATGTTGCGGCGAGGATCGTATACCGGACGAATCTACGTTGTAATCGATAACGAGGACGCGGCATGTGATGCATATCGTGCGCGGTATGGTGCACAGGTGGTGGTGTTCGACAAGCCCGCGGTCGCGGAATGGACGGACACTGGGGACAATTTCTCTCAACGTGATTCGGTTGTGTTTGCACGCAATGCGTGCTGGCAGATTGCTGAGCAACTCAATGTTGAATATTTTCTCGTGCTCGATGATGACTATCGACAGATTACATATCGGTTCACAACTGATTTGCGATTTACACATGAACGGAATGTTCTCGATCTGGATCGACTATTTGCAACAATTCTAGAGTTCTACAAGAGTATTCCGGCGGCGACAATTGCGATGGGCCAGAGTGGCGATTATATCGGCGGCGCCAAGGGCTCGGTGGCAAAACAGGTTCGTATTAAGCGCAAGGCAATGAACTCGTTTTTTTGCAGTGTGCATCGGCCGTTTCGGTTTCTGGGACGGATCAACGAGGACACTACGACGTATTGCGTGCTAGGAAATCGTGGTGAGTTGTTTTTGACATTTTTCAACACGTGTATACACCAAACTCGTACTCAACGTGCGGCGGGTGGACTGACTCCGGTATACCTGCGGCTGGGTACATATGTGAAGTCATTCTACAGTGTTATGTACACTACAGCATTCGTGCACGTGGCAGCTCTAGGTGTTTTGCATCGACGATTTCATCACGCGATCGACTGGATAAATGCTGTTCCGTGCATACTGGATGAAAAATGTCTTGTTAGTGCGGATTTGACAAATGGGTAGAAAACCGACCGCGCAGGAATTAATAGACGCTATTCCGGGATCGGGTGGTATCGTTACAGTTATCGCTAAGCGCGCGGGCTGCTCATGGCATACGGCGCGCAAATGGATTGACAGCTATCCGAGCGTGCTGGTAGCATATGAGAATGAATGCGAGCGATTGCTAGATATGGCCGAGAGCGAGGTTATATTGGCGATTCGGAATCATGATTTGCAAATGGTGCGCTACTATCTGTCGACAAAAGGGAAAAAGCGCGGCTATACGGAGCGCACCGAAATTACGGGTAAAGATGACGGCGCTATCATTATCGAATGGCCGGGTGATCACGAATGAAAGCGCGGATGGTGCGGCTTCCGGATTTGCACTGGGGACAGTCCGAGGTTGCGCGCTCGAAAGCACGGTTCCGCGTTGTAGCGGCTGGCCGCCGCTGGCGCAAATCCGGTCTGGGCGCGCTGGAGTGTGTCGTAGTGGCGCAACGCGGACAGCATGCGTGGTGGGTTGCTCCGACGTTTCCAATTGCGAGTATCGGTTGGGGCATGATTCGTTCTCTCGCGATACAATTTCCGGGTGTGCAAATTGCGGAGGGTGACCGTGTCGCTTCGTTCCCAGGCGGCGGATGGGTACAGGTCAAATCGGCGTCTGATCCCGACTCGCTGCGTGGGCAGGGGCTCGATCTAGTCGTACTCGACGAAGCGGCATTCATTCGGGAACGTGCGTGGGTCGAGGCGTTACGTCCGGCATTGGCGGATCGACAGGGACGCGCGCTTTTCATTTCGACACCAAAAGGCCGCAACTGGTTTTACCGGCTGTGGATCGCTGGCCAGGACGGTCGCACGGATTGGCAATCGTGGCAGTTCCCAACCTCGGCAAATCCGTGCATCGCCGTATCCGAGATCGAGGCAGCACGACAATCTATGCCCGAACGTGCGTTTTTGCAGGAGTTTGAAGCGCAGTTTCTGGACGATGCGGGCGCGGTCTTTCGGCGCGTGGGTGAGGCGACCGAGCGTGTGTTGCCCCTGGCGGGGGCAGTCGTGGTGGGTGTTGACTGGGGTAAGATCGACGATTTCACCGTGCTGACCGCAATCGACAGCGGCGGACAGGTGCTCGAACAGGACGCATTCAATCAGATCGACTACGCTGTGCAGCGTGAACGACTGAAAGCATTCTGTGACCGGCATCACGCCACGCGCGTTTTGGTCGAAACGAACAGCATCGGCGAGCCGATCAGGGAGCAGTTGTGGCGCGACGGGTTGCCCGTCGACGGATTCACCACGACAGCGCAGAGCAAAGCGGCAATTGTCGAGGCGCTGGCGCTGGCATTTGAGCGCAACGAGATAGGGCTGCCGCCCGACCGCGCGCTGGTGAACGAGCTTCAGGCATTCGAGATGTCCAGGTTGCCAGCGGGCGCGGTGCGCTACGCGGCTCCGCAGGGATTGCATGACGATCGCGTCATGTCGCTGGCGTTTGCCTGGCACGCGATCCGGCACCGCGTGGTTGACGGCGCGCTCATGGTGTGAAACGCGCCAAAAGCGAGCGCGTCTCAGGTATGATTCAGGTATGGATTCGAGGCTCTGAGGGCATTGTAGAGGCATGTGGTCAGTGTCAGGCAGTGTTACAGTCAACTCTTACTTGACACTTTGTAATAACGGTAAACTGAGGCGTTATGGTCAATCGACAACTTGACAGTCATACCAGAATTGCAGTTATACAAGACATAAACAAGCCTCTAGGAAGCCTCAGGGCGTGCCGTTATAGGTCTATGAATACTATAGTACCTGTGGAATCATGACAATATGAGAATGATTGACAGACTATCAGCGGCATATCGCGCGTTCGTGCTCGGCCCGGCGGTCGTGCCGTCCTGGGCGGTATCGTCCGCGTTCGGCCAGGTTGCCTCGGACGACGTAAACTACGGCGATTATGTCGTGACCTCGAACGCGGTCTACACCTGCGTGACGTTGCGTGCGGAATTACTGGCTGCATTGCCGCTGCGGTTGTATCAGATCGAACGCGGTGGCAATCAGACCGAAACGGACGGGGGGGAACTGGGCACGCTATTGAGCGCGCCGAACCCGTGGTGGACGCAATCGCGGTTGCTGAGCATGACTGAAATGTCGTTGGGGTTGTGGGGCACGGCCTTCTGGTTTCTCGAACGCGGGGTGTCAGGGAAGGGCCGCGCACGGGCGATTTACTGGGCACGTGGGGATTGCGTGACCGTCGTGCCCGACGCGACGGGGTACGTGCGGGAGTTCGTCTATCGTCCGACCTGGGGCGGTGACGAACTGCGGTTTTCGCCCGCCGAAACGCTCTGGCTGCGCTATCCCAATCCGCTCAACGAATTCGACGGGCTGTCACCGATGCGCGCGGCGCGCCTGGCGGCTGACACGGCCAGCGCCGCGATGCGCTCGAACAAGGCGATATTCGACAACGGTATGCAGCCCGGCGGATTTATTCAGCCACCGGCGGGCCAGGTCTGGACGCGCGAGCAGGCGCAAGAGCTCGAGGAATCACTGTCGAAGCGGTTCCGGGGCCAGGACAAACGACACCGATGGGCGGTGTTGCGGCAGGAATTGAATATGCAGCCTGCGCCGGTCTCGCCGAAAGACGCCGAGTTTCTCGGCGCGCTGGGCTGGGCGCTAGAGGACGTGTGTCGCGCCTACAAGGTCCCGCTCGATCTGATCGGCGGGCAGCGCACATATGAGAACGTCAACGCGGCAATGAAGGCGTTGTGGACGCAATGCATTTTGCCGGAGGCAGATTTCATCGCGTCTGAAATCACGCTGCAATTGCTGCCGCTATTCGGCGGCGTTGACCTGGCCGAGTTTGATCATTCAAAAATCGACGTGTTGCAGGAAGACCGGTCGGAGATCGTGACGCAAATGCAGGCACTGCACGCGATGGGCGTGCCACTGAATGCGTTGCTGAGCGAGTTTCAGCCGTCGTTGCTCCCCGATTCCGGCGCGTATCCGTGGGGCGACGTGTGGTGGGCTCCCGTTTCGGTCATGCCGACCAGCAGCGCGACGCCACCTGCATTGCCGACGGCGGAAACCGAGCAGGCACCCACCGTGGCAGCGGCCACGGCAACGCACGCACGCGGCGGGGGGTGCGAGTATGGCAGCGATGAGCACCGGCGGCTGTGGCAGCGGTTCGTACGGCGCACGGATGCGTATGTCGGCAAAATGCAGGCCGTGGTTGTCGATCACTTCACACGTGAGCGAGATTCGATTATTGGCAAACTGAAAGCGCGCGTGCCCCGGGGCACGTATAAACGCGATTTGCTCGGCGACGTGTTCGACGTGGTGGCGTGGGCTGCGCTATTTCGTGATGCGGTGAAACCGGTGCTGCGCATGGTCGTACGCGACGCGGGCGCGAACGCGCTCGATGATCTGGGACTGCTCATGGCGTTCGACGTTGACGCGCCCGCGGTGCGGGCATTCATTGCAGCACGGGCTCAGCGGTTTGTCGAGTTCGTTGAGGCGACCACGTGGGAGCAGTTGAAAGCGGCATTCGTGGCACACCCCGAGGCGGGCATTCCTGAACTGGCAGAGATCGTCGAGCAGGTTATGGGCGACCGCATCCGTTCCAGCGCTGAAACTATCGCGCGGACTGAGGTCATCGGCGGCGCGAACGGCGGCACGCTCGAGGCGTGGCTGCAGAGCGAGGTCGTGAAGGGCAAACGGTGGCTGTCTACGCTCGATGACCGGACACGTGATACACACGCTGAGGCGCACGGCCAGGAGGTTGGCATTCGAGACGATTTTCAGGTGGGCGGCGCGCGTGGCCCCATGCCGGGACAGATGGGCGCGCCCGAAGAGGACTGCAATTGCCGGTGCACGGCGACGGCGGTGCTGGATATGGGAGGATAAAATGGCGAACCGAGGTTGGATTGACGCGGCCAAACGCTGGCCGGATGGGATCGGGACGTACCTAGTGTGCATCGACGGGACGGTGATGTTTGCGGTGTGGTGCGGCGGCGGTATCTGGCTGCGCGACGGTGCGGTGCTGAATGTCTCGCACTGGCAGCCACTGCCTGACCCGCCAGCGCGTAGCGAGTGGGAGGTGGGAAATGCCGTACACAATAGCTGAGGACGGGCCGGAAAAGACGCCGTTTTGCGTCTACAAAGCGGACGCCGAGGGCAACCCGACGGGTGAAACCCTGGGCTGCCACGAAACACAAGAGCAAGCCGGTGCGCAAATCGGCGCGGTCGAACAGGCTGAGGCAGAGCAGGCCAGCGCCGCACCTGCAACGCAGCCACCGCGCGCGTTCTACATGCGCGCGTACATGCAGCGTGCTGAGGGCGACAAACCCGCCGCCGAACCAGGCAGTCCGCTGCGGTTTGTCGCGTCAACCGAAGGCAAAAAGCGCGACGGCCTCGACTTGAAGGCGGAGGACTGGCAGATCGAGAACTACCGCCGCAACCCGATTGTGCTGTGGGCACACGACTACAGCGGGGCGCGGTTGCCCATCGGACGCGCGACCGTGCGTATTGAGGACAAAAAAATGCTGGCGGACGTGACGTTTGACCAGGGTGACGAGTTTGCGCGCCAGGTCGAGGACAAATACCGGCGCGGATTCCTGAATGCCGTTTCGGTCGGATGGGACGACAACCCCGACGAAACGCGCGACCTGCTTGACATTTCGGCTGTACCCGTGCCGGCGGATCCGAACGCATTGCTGCTCAGACAGCGCACTGCGCTATCTGAGTTGTCCAGAGCAATTGACAGCGCCGTCGAGGGGGGCGTGGAAACGCGCTCTCAGGGCGACGTTGAGAACGCGCGCGCAGGCGCGAAAATGTCCACTCGCGAGCTAGAGCGCTTCCGCGAGGCCCTGGACATCCTGCAGGAACTCTACAAAGCGCAGCAGAAGCCCTCGGAAGGACAATCTGAGGCATATCTTGAGGCCCTCACGCGGATTCGTGATGGCCTCGCCAAGATCGGAGAATGAGAGATGGACACTGAAAAGTTTGAGACGATTCTGAAAGACGTGAACGACAAGCTGGCAGCCCTGGGGCAGAGCATCGCCCCCGATGCGCTGCGGAGCATGATCGACAAGCGCGTGGCGGAAATGGTCGAGGCGCAAAATCAGAAGATGCGCTTCATCGGCACCCCCAGCGAGCGCCTGGCCGGATCGAAGTATGCGCGCTTTCACATGGGCGTAGGCGACGTGGAACTGCTGCACCAGATTCTGAGCGCAGGCCGCGCGGCCGGCCTCAGCAGCGGCCCGTCTGAGATGCTGACGAACGCGCTGAAGGCGTGCTCGCCTGCGCTCTACGGAGAACCGGACGATGCGTTCGACGGCCCACCTCGCGCGCGTGCCATGGACACCGCCGAGAGCGGCTACGGTTCGCAGTTGATCGGCGCGCAATATGTGGGCGAGTTGTGGGACGCGGCGAAGGCGAAAAGCAAGATCACGGCGCTGCTGCCAACGTTCGAGATGACCGCACCCACTGCGTACCTGCCCGTGCGGGGCGCGTTGCCTGAAGTGCTGCTCGTGTCTGAAAGCACGGCCAACAACAGCAGCAACTTCACGACCAGCAAGACGGGCTCCAACCGCGTCAGCGTGTCGGCCAAAAAGCTGGCCCTGCACCAGATGTGGTCAGGCGACCTCGAAGAGGACAGCATCATCGGCTTCCTGCCCTTCCTGCGCGCCGCCGCTGAGGACGCCGTCGCGTACTACCTCGATTCCGCTTTCCTAAACGGCGACGACACCAACGAGGCGACCGGCAACATCAACCTGGTCGACGCGAACCCTGCCGACAGCAAACACTACCTGGCGTTTGACGGGCTGATTCACGCTGCGCTCGTGGACAACACGAACAATGCGACCTCGGCGTCCGGTGCGGCCCCGTCGCTGTCCGCAGCGCTGAACCTGCGCAAGCTGATGCTTGACAGAACGTACTACAGCGATTGGGGTCACCCTGACAAGCCCGAAGACCTCGTGTACATTTGCGACCCCGAGACCGCCGACGCGCTGGCCGACCAGGAAGGCGATCTGCGCACCGTGGACAAGTATGGGTCTGCGGCTGTCGTGATGACCGGCGAGGTCGCCAAGATCGGGCGGCACCCGCTTCTGAGCAGTATTGCCATGGCGCTGGCCAACAGCACCGGCAACGTGCCCAACGCGGGCGGCACGGTTGGCCGTATGCTGGCGTTCAACCGTGGCGGCTACAACGTCGGCTGGCGTCGTCGCATCAAGGTTGAAACCGAACGCATCATTGCCACCGACCAGGCGCGTATCGTGTATACCATGCGCGTCGGATTTGGGCGCTATACCCCGACCGGCGCGGCTAGCGGGATCGAAAGCGCCGCGCTTCTGTACAACATCCTGGTATAGGCAGGCGCATCATGGGACGCTATCGCTTCTTGAGAGCATTCCAGAGCGGTGGCTATGACGGCGTGCCGCGCAGGTTCGTCGCCGGCGACATCGCGGAACTGAGCGATGACCTGGCCGCCTGGATCACGCGCAACGCGGGTCAGATCGTGCCCGTAGACGCACCGGCGCGGGCTGTCGAGCAGCCGCCGCACGACAGAATGCAGCAGCCGCGTCGCAAACGCGGCAGGGGGACAGAATGAAACGAACAGGTGCTATCGCGCTCGCCGTGCTGGTTGCCGTCGCGCTGCTGGGCGTGGCGTACCAGAGCCAGCGACAGGAATTGGTCGGCATTGCCAGCCGAGAGCGCATCGGGATCGACAGCCGCGACGATTGCTATCTGTATAACGGTGCTGACCTGAAAGCGTACAGTGACAATCACTCGACGGCGAAAGTGTACATCATGGGCGACACCGGAAACGTCGGGGTCGGGGGCACGCTGGTGGTCACCGGCGCGACTACCCTGGCCGGCGGAATCGGATCGACCGGGCAACTCGTGGCCGGTAACGGCCTGAAGATCACGCAGAACATCACCCAGGTGAGCGGCTCGACAATTCTCAACAGCGCGACCGTGTCGGGCACACTCGACGCGCAGGGGATTGTGTCCAGTGATGGCCTCAATATCCTGCGCCTGAATGAGAACACACTGGTGACTGGCACCTTGGGCGTGTCGGGCAAGGCAACCCTGGCCTCAGCGGACGTGACGGGTGCGTTGCAGGGCGGGTCAACCGGACTGTTCAACGGGGCCGTCACGATGGCCAGCGCTGTGGTCACGGGCACGTTGCAGGTCAACGGCGTTTCAACCCTGGCTGGCGGCTATTCCTGGACAGGTGAGGGAAGCGCCGGAAATGGGTTGCTGGTGACCGGCAACATCACACAGGTGAGTGGCTCCGCGCTGCTCAGCGCAGCGGTGGTCACCGGCACGCTTGACGCACGAGGTGTTGTGTCCAGTGATGGCGGCGATATCCTGCGCCTGAATGAGAACACGCTCGTCACCGGCACTCTGGGCGTCAGCGATGACCTGACCGTTGCAACGGACGTGGCCGCGAATACGCTGTCCACAACGGACGCTATCACGGCGGGCGGCACCCTGCGCAGTGTGGGCGTCGCGTACCTGCAAAGCGGCGTCGTGACCTCGACCCTCAGCGCGTACACGCTGAGCGCATCGCAGAATATCACGGCCAGCGGCGCGTTGACCGTCGGCACATACGGCGGATTCGGTGCGCTCTACACCGCAGTGTCGAGTACCGTCGGGATCACGAACGCCGAGGTGATTCAGGTAGGCGTGAAGGGCGTGATTCCGCTCAGTGCCAGTGACGGCGGCGTGGGCGGCGCGATCACTGCCACGCTGAACGACACCACGTCACTCAGCGACGGCGCGTATCTCGGTCAGATGCTGATACTCGTGAACGTTGACACCGACGCGGATTTGATTGTGGTCAAAGACAATGCCAACACGAGCCTGGGCAAGGACAGAACGCTTGACGTGAACGACAGCATGACCGTGTTTTGGGACGGCTCCAACTGGCGCATCCTCAGCATCCTGGACGCCAGCGCGTAGGAACTATCAGGGGCCGGTGCGATTCCGGCCCCGAAAGGAATCATCATGCAGAAGCAATTGATTTTCTGGGCGAGGGGCCTGGGCGCGGCCCTGACCGTCGCACTGCTGGCTGCATTCGTGTGCGTGGCGTGCCTCGGCGAGCCTCAGCAGCCCGCCGTGACGGTTGCCAGCGCCGCCGCATCGCTGCGGCTCGAAACTATCGCGCTGACCGCGACAGGCGCTGACGGCGCGGCCACGGGCGTCGTGACCTCGACCAATGCGCTCGTGGGCGAACTGGCCTGGCTCTATCTGGACTACACAGCCAGCATCTCGGACACGACCGACATCACGCTGTCGTACACGTCGCCCCTGGGCGGCCAGGTATTCGCCAAAACCGATTCGGTGACAGATGCAATGTGGTACCCCATGGCGTCGCCCGTCACCAACGCAGCCGCAGCGATAACGGACGGACATGTGCCGTTTGTGTTGTCGGGCAAATTGCAGATCGACGTGGGGCAGAGCACCAGCGGCACGGTCGGCTCGCTGCTCGTGGCGTACTGGCGGTAGCGGCGATGGCTATCACGAATGGCTATTGCACGCTGGCGCAGGTCAAGGCACGGCTCGGAATCGGCACGGCAGACACGAATGATGACACGGCGCTCGAACTGGTTGTGCAATCCGCGTCGCGTTGGATCGACCGCGACACGGGGCGGCACTTCTACAGCACAGCCTCCGATGAAACGCGCTACTACACGCATGACGGCGGGAACGTGTTTCTGTGCCCCGACGACATTTTGAGCGTGACGACGCTGGCCACGGACGACGATGGCGACCGTGATTATGACGACACCTGGGCGGTGACCGACTACGATCTGGAACCGTTTAACGCTGTGGTCGACGCGCAGCCCTACACGCGCATTCGCCCGACGCCGGATGGGGACTACGCATTCCCGACCACGCGCCGGGGTGTGAAAATCGTGGGCAAGTTCGGCTACGCCACAACCGCACCCGACGCGGTGCGAGAGGCTTGCCTGCTCCTGGCTGCGCGGCTGTTCAAGCGCAAGGACGCGCAGTTCGGCGTCTTCGGCAGTGTGCAGACTGGCATGATTCGCATCACAGATTTTGATGTTGATGCGTGGAGATTGCTATTACCGTTCGTTCGGCTAGAGGTATCTGGTGTCTGATATAATCTGTAAATGTTAAAGCGCATCGTAGCGGGCTTCGTAGCGAGCTCCCGTTTTTCAATGGCCTGTTATAGTCAACTCTTACTTGACATTTTGTAATAACGGTAAACCCGTGTGTTTATGGTTAATAATGACTTGACAGTCATACCAGAATTACAATTATAGTAGACCATAACCGATGCTCTACGAGGTCTGCAGAGAGTAGTTATAGATGTCTGAATACTATAGTATCTGTAGAATACAGAGAAGTTTGCAAAAATGAGCGAGGTAGCGGTTTCGATTGAGGGGCTGGATGAGGCGATACGCAAATGTGCTCCGGAACTTGTCGCTGCGCCATTGAAGCATTTTTTTCAGCGTGCGTGTATTTCGATTCAGACGCGCGCTCGAGAGGCCTGCCCGGTTGATACGGGAAACCTGCGGTCGCATATTCTATATGAAATTGAAACCGGATCGCAAATTCCGCACTGGGCCAAGGTCGGGTCGGCGGTATTTTATGCACCGTTTGTCGAGTATGGCACGGGGTTGCTTTCGACCGGCGAGGGTGGCACCGGTGGGGTGCACTGGCCGCCCGCGGCGGCGCTCAATGTCTGGGCGCGGCGGCACGGATTTGCTAGTGGTGCACGTGTCGCGCGGGCTATTGGTATGCATGGTGGTATACGTCCGCAACCATATCTCGTCCCGGCATTCGACGGTGCGCAATCGGATATTGCGAAAGCGTTGGAAATGTTAAAAACTGAAATCGCAGAGGCGTGGGCAAATCGATGAGTACACTGCAGCAAGCGATTGCAGCAATTCAAAACATCGCGGCGGCGTTATCTGGAATGCGTGCGGCACCTGCGTATGCTCCGGACAGCATCAATCAATTTCCATTTGCGGTCTCGTACCCAGCGCACGGCAGCGTCGGGGGTACGGATTTTCACCAAGCGCGCTACACGATTGTCACAGAGATTCATGTTTCCAGGCGAGACCTGCCGCGGGATATGGCAACGCTCATGCCGTATGTCGAACTGTTCACGCAAGCGGTGCTGGCGTCGCCCACGCTGGGCTTGAGCGCCACGGCGCTGGCAGGCACAATCGAGTTCGATTTTGCGGTGATGGAATGGGCCGGCGTGCCCACGATCGGTTTCGTGTTCAAAATACCGGTTAAGCAGGTAGCATCGTGAAACGTGTTTTTTGGCTTGTGCTGGCAAACTGCATAGCGCTATGCTTGCTTGCGGCCGCGTGCTGGCTCCCGACGCCCGTGGCTCCTACCCCGACGAGGACAATCATTGTGCGCGCCGCCGGAACGACAAACTATTTGGGTGAGGCGGCAGATGGCCGCATCGGAGGACTGAACGCGACGTACGCAACAGCGCGGCTGAATGACACTACCGGTAGCGCGTCAGACACCAGCGAGCGTGTCGGGCAGAGCTATGACGGTGACAAATATCTTGTCAACCGTGGCTATCTCTCGTTCGACACCAGCGCCATCGCAGACGATGCGACTATCAGCGACGCAACGCTGTACGTGTGTGCCCAGAGCGATTCCAGCACAACCGATTTCAACGTCACTGTGCGCCAATGCAACTGGACAGAGACGTTGACGGGCAACCGCGCGGCGAATTATGACGCGGCGATTGTGACCAGCACGCTCGAGGGCACATTGCGCAACACGGCGTCCGGTTGGTCGGCGGGCACATTCTATACAATGAGCGTCGCAACGTCGTGGATCTCGAAAACCGGCGACACAAAATACGCGCTGGTGTCCGACCGCGATGTGGCCGCGACGCAGCCGGCGGGTAATGAATATGTGTACGTGCGCTACACAGATTATGCAGATACTGCCAGCGATCCGTACCTGGCGATCACGGTTGTAGACCCCACCGCGACGCCAACGGATACGCCGACCGACACGCCGACACCGACAAACACGCCGACCGACACGCCGACGCCAACGAACACCCTGACGCCGACGAACACGATGACACCAACCATCACCCCAACGCGCACACAAACCGCGACGCCCATGCCGGTTGGACAGTGCCAGCCGTGCGACCAGCGGCCGTGGGTGAACCGTTGTCCGGCGGGGTACGTGTGCGTTTGGTGTGGAACGAGCCGCGGCTATCGCTGTCTGTGGCGCGCGCACACCATGGATTGCGCGCCCTGCGGAACGTGAAAGCGAGCTTCAGGAAAGCGCAGAATCATACCTGCTCAGGTATGAAATCAAGGCTCTACGGGCTTCCTAGAGGCTTGCAATGAAAAAAGAGAGAGTTATAGTCAACTCTGACTTGACAGATTCAAATAACGGTCAAGAAAAGGTTTATGGTCTACTCACTACTTGACAGTCATACCTAAATTGCAGTTATAGTAGACCATAACAGTGCCCATAGGATCGTTTGAGAGCAACGTTATAGAGCTACAGGTATTATAGTACCTATGGTTTAGAAGAAAAATAGGGGGGTATGGTGATTTTTGACATCGAACGTGCGTATCACGAATACGTACCAGCAGTGAGTGCGGAGGTGTACGCGTGTTCACTCCCTACCGCGCAGCTGCTCTGGCAGTTGTGCGAGCAGCGCAGGCCAAAGCGCGTGCTAGATATCGGTTCTGGTTTTTCGAGTGTTGTATTGCGGACGTGGGCGGCAGAGCACGCCGCGGAACACTGGTATATCGACACGTCTGCGGAATGGTTGCAGACCACGCGGGCGGCGTTAGATGCGCGCGGGCTAGATTGCTTGCATGGCGCGTTGTGGAATAGTCCAGCGCTGGATGGACAGGAGCCGTTCGACCTCGTGTTTTTCGACGCCTCGGAAATCGCGACACGCTCGTGGTATTTGCGTGCCGCGCTGGACATGGTCGCCGACGGCGGGCTTTTCGTGGCCGACGACGCGCATGACCGCCACTACCGCGACGCACTAATCGAGCACGCGTCGTACCACCGGCGCAAATGCGTCTACAGCGACGCCGAAATGGAACGCGACCAGTGGGGGCGATTCAGCGGCCTGATAAAGGTCAGTGGCGAGCCAAACCCGCAGCCCGCTGGCGCGCGCCCCATCCTGTTCGCGCCCAAACCATACGAAACCGAGGCGGTTGACGGGCTGTTGGGCATCGCCCAGCGCGGATTCGACTGGGTGCTGCTGCCCCGTCAGCGCATTGACCAGACGCGCGATCTGGCCGCGTGGTATCTGCTCGATCACCCGCGCTACACGCACATCGTGATGCTCGACGGCGACCACGTGCATCCGCGTGACATTGTCGACCGGCTGCTACGCCCGATGGTCGAGGATCCCAAAAAGTTAGTGGTCGCGGGCTACAACTACCGACGCGGGCCCCCATTCGACCCGATGGCCTGGACTGAGACACCCGACGGGAACCT